ACCCGCGAAGATAGCTGGGGCGCCATCCCACTTAACCGTCACATTTACGCTGGATTTTGCATTTCCAGCGAGCATGTCTCTTAGGGATTGGAGGAAGTTGATCGCTCCTCGCGTTCCCACTATACCACTATTTAGAACTTCATCTTCTAGGTGTTCTAAATGTAAGTTCTTCTCTTCTGTAAGGAATCCATCAAATGTAAACATTTATTGTGCCTTCACGTGCGGTGCAGACCAACTAGATTCTGATTTACCATAAAGTAACATACCCAATGCAACTCTGTGTAAATTATCTACACTTTTCTTTTTTATAGCTGCAAATAGTGTTCCTAATCTGATTGTTTGAAATCTTACTGACACTCTTGTTTGCATATCTACTTCTTTTAGTTTTTTCTTGTGAGCATATTCTGCAACATAATCTAAAAATTCTTTTTCATCTAAAAGTTTATTATAATTTTGTTGAATTCCTTTTCCATATTCCATTATATCAGAATCCCTTAATAGTGGCCAAGTTCGTTTTATTCTAATAAATGCTTGTTCTCCTGTTCTAGTAAAACGATACATTCCCCTTCCCTTTTCTGGTTTTCTTGCATTATATGAACCAGTGTATTTCGTTACTTCTTCAACAAGTTTACCTTTAACAGCTTCTACAGTTGCAACGTATCTAGCCTTTCCACCCATAAGATAATCCAAATATTTTAAAAATACTTTACCATGTGCAGCTAACGATTTCTTCTTCTGGGCTTCACCTCGTATAAGAGAAGTTGCTTTAGCATCAAACACTCTAAATGTTACGGAATACCCTGACAACTCTGTACCCTCGTATTCCGCTGGAACATTTTGTGCAAATAAATCACCAAACTTTAAATCAAAGTTTGTAACTTCGTATTCTGGTCTTTCTCCCTTCATATTAATTCTAGTGACAGAATTAGTACCAAGTTTTAAAGAAACTCCTATAATCCCCTTTGAACCTTTTATAGAATCCTCTAGATAATTGTTTAATTGTGGTAAAGTTGAGAATGATGGAACATCTTCATACTCTAACCAAACATCAGCAGGATTCCATTTGTCTTTATCAAATTCTTGATCTGGAACTGAAGTTGAAAATACCGACTTTGCTAATTGAACAATGGGTATATTTGCTCTATCTTTTATAAATTTTGCCGGTGTATTTTTATATTTTCCAATAAATGCTTTACTTTGACCTATATGTGATGTTACCCAGCCTTTTGATATTTGTTTATCATCAAATAACCATTGTACTAATCCTAATGCTCCACTTTCGTTCAATGCATTGCCATTAGCTCCATATACTCTAGTAAATACTATTGGTTTCATCATAGCGTCTTTGAGAGCTTCATCATCATTTATTGTATTATCATCATATAGTGCTGATAGAGTTAGTAACCAAGAAACTTCTTGTGCTTCTGTTGCTTTACTTCCTCTACCCTGTACTTGTCCGGCAAGAACTACTGTTCGCATTTGTCCATCAAAATGAAAACTAAAAGCATTATAAGTCCGACTTTTATTACCTGTATCTCCTGGCGCCAATTTTGTTACTTTATCTACTCCCCCAAATGTAGATTTAATCAACTTGATAAAATCAGCATCGGATATTTTATTTGGATTTCCTACTCTTGGTTCACTTGCTTTTGAAGTTTTACTCATACCAGCAATAACTAGTTGATCATGAATTTTTTTATTACTAGTTTCTTCTTGAAGTTGATGAACTTGACTTATTGCTCTATGCCAATCTGTAATCACTATGATACTCCTAAAAAAGTTGTACTTATCTCCGAATATTTATACTCAACCGACTCTTGGGGGCTCTGGTTCTGGAAGGCTCCTTTTGACAGTTTCTATAAAAACTTCTTTCTTAATAACCTGCCAGCCCATCATACTGTCTGGATCACTTAAAGGTACAGATAATATATTACCATGCTGGTCTTCCATTATGTACATTAATTCGTTATTGCGGGTGTGAGAATTATCTGTAATCAACATACAATGTATCATTACACCTAATTCTGGATAGATATAGTATCCGCCGACTTCAAAGTCTTGGATATATTGTGGGGGTAGGGATTGTTTGTGCTCTTCTTCCTTTTCTTGACGGTAGTCTGAAAGGTTTATTATGTTATTCTTTTTCACCTGTTACCTGTAATGGAAATTCGTTTTCTTTTGCGGATGTTAAAACCTCCCATATTTTCTGTTCTGCCAGCTGATACTCATATATTCCTGCAATTGCAGATCCTAATTTATGAACTTCAAGAGTGAGGGATTGAGCATCAATTTCTGTTCTGTTGAAAAATTCCATCAGTGACCAAGTAACAAACTCCATTGGTGTATAATCATCATTATGATAAATGACCTTATATTTTCGTGGAGGTTCAATTTTTTTAGGTTTCTTTGCTGTACTAGAACCATTACGATCAATAACTGTGATATTATCTTTCATAGTTACTTTTTAAATTTTTTGTTTCTATTCATAATCAAATCCAGTGAAATCTTTTTTATTGAATTTACCACCAGTTGCTATGTCAAAAGATGGTGTGTCATCTTTTGTTTGACCAGTATCTACCAATTCATCTTGTGCTGCTTGAGATACATCAAATAATCTCATTTTTGAACGGTCAATACCCACTACAAATTTACGATTTGATGTGGGGTCATTATATCTGTTCTTCAACTGCTTTACTAATATTTGTCCAACTTCTTCCATCTGCTCAGTAGATATAATTGCAAACATAAGATCTGCAGTTGCAGGTAATCCGAAACTCTCTGAAGTATCTTCCAGCCCGACATCAGTACTTGAATACCCCGCTCTAGTGGTTTGGGTCGCAGAGACAATAGGAAGTTTATTTTCCACAGCAAGACCGCGGAGTTCTTCTGCAATTGATTTGATAAGCGTGTAAGAATTGACATTAGATCCCGATTTTATTCTAGAAGATGTACAAATATTTAGATAATCAACGAATATGATGTCTGGAACGAATGACCGTTTAAGATTCAATTCATTCAACAATGCACGAAAGTGATTGACATTTGCAGATGCAGTGGGATATTCTTTGATTATGAGTTTACCCTTGGTTGTCTTCTCAAGATTAGCCATCTTACTATCGTATAAGTCTTTTGGTAATTCGTGAAGATCATCTATACTAACATCTAACAGATTTGCATCAATCCTTTCAGCAATCTTTTCTTCAGCCATCTCTAATGTAATGTATAGAACATTTTGATTTTGAGATAAACAGGATGCAGCAACATGACACATGAATAAAGATTTACCTACACCAGTACCCGCAAGACAAATGTTTAATGTTTTCTGCGGAAGACCACCCTTGGTAATTCTGTTAAAGTAGTCGAGATCAAATGGAATCCTCTCTTCAACCCTATGATAATAATCGAACCGCTCAGCGCTGTCATCAATATAATCATGGCCAACATGAGGATCGAAAGACACAGAAAGAGCATCGGAAAGAATGTCAGGAATGGCACCCTTGTCTGCGATTGATTTGGGATTGTCGAGTATTGAGATTGACTCGACCACTGCGTTGTAGATTGCCTTGTCTTGGCAGAATTTTTCTGTCGAGTCAAGTAACCATGTGAGGTCTGCGAACTCTTGAATATCTTCACTAATCGCAGTGACAAGGTTTGCAGAGTCTTTAAAATCTTCTTCTGTGATTTTTGCATCACTCAACTCAATCGTAAGGGCTTCTTTGTTTGGAAGGGAATTGTATTTCAGTATGAAATTATTTATCTGATTGAATACAATTTTATCGGAATTTTCAGTAAAATATTCATCATTTAAAAATGGTAATACCTTTCGTGCATATTCCTCATTCTGTAAAAGATTCTTTAATATTGTTGTTTCTATCTTCATCGCCACCTATATGTTGTTCTTCTATTATTTCTAAAATCGATTTACCTAGATTTTCTTCAAATATTCTACCCTGCTCATCAGTTATGTCTTTTTCACCAATATCAGCCGGTGACATTATTATATCATATCCATACTGGCATGTCAAGGTGCCATCATCATTCAGAGTGGGATCTGTTTTAAAGTCTTTGTACTTGACTATAACATGGCAAAACGGGCCTTGTTTAATTTGAATACAAAGACTATTGTCATCGGGCTCTTCTGGATTAGAGACTATATTGTACCAAGTATCTTTAAGTTTTGGAACATGAGCCTGTGGAGATAGATCAGGCATCAGCCAACCCTCTAATATCTCTGTCACCTTGAATTTTAGCATCAGGGCCACCTGCTGTGTTTATCTTTAAAGTTTGTTCAAATTTTCTCTTACTATATGGTTCTTTAAGTGTGGTGGGTTTCCATTCGCTTGCTTCTGGACACACCAAATTAAAAGATACTGCTCTTCTAATACCTGGCCCAAAAAATGGATTTACCGAGTGTTTTAACCATGCAGGAAAAATGATAAATTTCCCTATGTCTGGAAGTTCTGTTACAACCCCCTTTGGTCTAATAGATTGATATGGATTTACATCCATGAATCCATTTTCTGCATGATGAAAATTAAAAGCACCCTCTTCATTTAAATCTGAAACTTGAGGTGGAACTTTTAAATAAAATACACCAGACATCAAACCAAAATGACTGTGGGGTGGATTATAATCATTTTCTTCGGAATCTGTTGCCCAAATCTGTTGAAGCTCTAGATTAATTGTAGCTGGATCAATATCCATGAAATATAATCCTGAATTAGACAAATAACCTTTTCCCATAGTCAAAATATACTCTGACATCTCTTTAGGTAATTTTTCAACAGGTATTAAAAGTTGTTTTCCTTTAACTTCTCTAAATGCATTTTGATGATATAACTCTTCATAGCGAGTTTCGTAAAGATCATCTATAATCTCATTCATCTTGTCAACTAATTCTTTTCGCATAGTTGAACTTGCAGCAAAATTGTATCTTTGATGAAGTTTTACTTCAGTTTCATATTGTTGTTCAGCCATTAACTTCTCCTGTTTCAGTTTCTTCTGGTGTAGTTTCTTTAGCTCCACCACCATAAGAAAATTCTGTTTTAGCAGCTTCATCTAATCTATTCATCACATCTTCAGTGAAATATTTTTCTGGATCTTTTAGTATTTGTTTTCCGTATAACTTAGCACCGTCTGGTAACTCATACCGTGTAGATACTTTCTTGAAAATCTCATACTTCTCTGCCAATTCTAAAAGACCGTAATAACGATTAAGGCCTTCATCATAACTTAGAAGTACATCAACTCTCTTGTTTTCTTTTGCAAGTCTGGACTTAAAGTTTTTACAATGAATGATGTTACCAACTACATCCGTGCCGACTTTATCCTTTTTCTTGGAAAGGAAAACGATATTGGATGCTGCATACTGTAAACCAGAACCACCACCCATAATGTCTTGAGGAAACATAGCTCCAACTTGTTTGTATGTGTGATTAGTCACCAGTAATGGAATACCAGCTTTGGCAAGTTTGAGAGTCAATACTCTAAATGCACCCTTTACGATTCGTGCTTTAGTCATATCCACTTTGTTCGCACCTTCAGTAATGTCTTCAACTTCTTTTGCTGTAGATAACATACCAAGACTGTCAAGACAAAGTAAAAGTGGTGCTTCACTTTTTTCCATGTGTCTGTCTACCACTCTTGATGCTTGTTGAGCAAAGTCCTGTATCGTCGCGACTGGTAATTGAATAAATCTTGTTTTATCAATGTCTCGCTCTTCAATCATTTCGGGAGTGAGTGCAGACTCAGACTCAAAATACAAAACGCCGCCGCTAGGATTATCTGCAAGAAACTGTCTGACAATCCCAAGTATAAAGAAAGTCTTACCCGTTGCTGACTCGCCCGCGAAAGCAGTGATTTTATTGGACGGTAAACCTTTGTGAATGCTTCCCGAAATAAGTGCATTAAGTATGTAACTTCCAGTGTCAATATATTCATTTACG